TTTTAATCAATTTATTATCATGATCTATAACTAAATTATCTAATATACCATGTATATTAAAAGCATAATCAGTTAATTCACAAGTTAGTTCTATTTCATTATAACTTTCTACATTGATATTAAAATCATCAATGGTTAGTCCTAATGCTGCTCTTATAACAGGAGATTGTAATGCTCTTTCAACAGCTCCTTGTGCAAACTCATAAGTTTCTTGTGTTATAAGAGTTTTACCTCTACAATTTTTTAAATAAAACCAATAATCTAAATGTTTAGGAACATCGACAATTTTAGCAATTCTTTGTTCATCTGTTTTTAAAGATTGGTATAAATTCATATCTGCTAACACATCAAGGATAGCACTACTAAATTCAATTAACTCTTCTCTTTCATCACCTTCTTCTTTGAGTATAGTATAATACTCAAATACAGTATCTATTACTTTTTTAGGATTTTCACTAGGTAATGAATCAGATACAATTTGATATTCTTTATCAAACTTATCAGGAGTTAACAATAAACAATGGATTAATTTACCTTCTATTGCTGCTGTAGTATTAATATCATCTCTTTGTTTTAAAATATAATGTTTATAATATAAAGCAGGACTATATAATAGTTTATTTAATCCAGAATAAGAAATATAAGGCTTTGTACTAAAAAATTCTTCTTCTTTAGCAATTCTTTCTGAAAATCCTTCTTCTATAGTGAATTTTTTCATATATTACCTTTATAGAATTTTGACATAATGTTACTATTATAACTATCATTTTCAAGTACTTCATACTTAAATTGATATTTAACTTCACAATATGTCATATATTTCTTAGAATGACAAAATTCTAATATTTCTCTCACAAAATACTGTTCACCATATTTTTTAATATCTTCTTGTAATTCTTTACAAGAACCAAAATATGTTTTCCAATTAGATTCTTTTACAATTACTTTAAATTTTTTTCTAGTTTTTGTAATTGTTTTCTCTCTTTTAGAAATAGTAGATCTATGTGAATTAAAAAGTGCTTTCTTACCCACATAGATTCTACCATTTATTGTATTTGTAATTTTATAAATAAATCCTACACAATTTGTAGGAAAATCGTCAAGAGATAATATCTCTTTGTTGTCATAAATCCAATTCATAAAAGTTTTTTATGCAAAGTTACAATATTTTGTAAACTCTTGCAATAAAATCTTTATCCCACATTACTAAATAATCATTATCCTTATATTCAAACAATGCACCAAAATTACCATGAGATATTTGACCATTCTTATAAGAAATTAAATCTCTTCTTCTCATAGCAGCTAGAGTAGAAGGATGATTTACTAACTCTAAATTTAAGTTAGTAACTGTTTCTTTTTTTAAAGCAACGGTATCATTAAGATATGTATAAAGATATACTTTTTTATTATCAAACTGATAATAAGTATCATCAGCTTTACCTAATGGTATATTAGGAAAAAATATAGTATTTTTGGTATTAATCTTGGTATACCACCATAATTTTAATCTATTCATTGTTTAATGTTTTATTTATTAAAGGAACTACTTTTCTTCTTGTTTCATCAATACCATGTGTTTTTAGTATTTCTGCTGGATCTTTTTCATAAGGTAAATGACAAAATTTTAAATTATAAAGTTCTTTATATTTTTTCATATTACTTATACCTGCTATGTCATTGTCAAAAATAACAATAATGTTACTCTCTCCATAAAATCTTTTCAGACGTGTTATGACAGGTTTTGGTAATAAGGTATTCTCACTATCAACACATACAAAATCTCCTCTAATTCCTATTGTTTTTAATGCCATCGCATCTTTTAATGATGATACAATAAAACAAAATTCAGAATTAGTATTTTGATCAGAACCTTGAATATAATCAGAAACTTTTATAAATTTTTTTTCTTTATTAAAAGGTTGATATATTTTAGCAAGATTACCTTCTTTATTACCATAAAAATAACCATAAATATTTTTATTTTTAACAGTAAATTCTTCTACTATTTCGTCTTCTACAACAAAACTCATTGTATAAGATTTTAGAGGTTTAACTTTATGTTTTTCTAGCATTTCAATAGTAATATGATAATCATTCCAATATTTAATATTAGAAGTTTTCCATTTATCTACAACAAAACTTGTAACTTTCCAACCTTGTAATTTAATATTTTCATTATTTATTTCGCTATTATAATTACTTTTTTGATAATCTTCTTTTATTCTTTTCAGAGCTTCACTAAAAGAACATTTCCACATCAATCTCATAAATTCAATAGCAGAGCCTGAATGACCTGATGAAAAATCTTTAAAGGTATATTTGTTTAATTTTCTATTATAGTATATAATAAGAGAAGGAACAGAGTCCTTCTCATTAAATATACTTTTCATTCTAACACTTTGACCTTTAAGTTTTCCTAATTTCAAATAATGACTAAATATCCAATCTGCAGGAATATCATCAGCTTTAACTACATATTTTCCTACATTTATCATATTTTAATCTTTAAAAAGGATCTTCATCAAAAGGATCTTCATTAGGTATTTCAATAACATCAACTGTTGTTTCTGTTGTTACTGGTATACCTCTTTCTGTTTTTATAATATGTTTTTTTTCATCAAATGGAACTACACCATCTTCTTTCAAAGATACATAATTCTTCCTATTCTCATACTTAGCAAAATACATATTATAATTAGGATTGTTATATCCCTCTGTCCATTTTTCTTTACCTGCTATAGTGTAATAAGCCCATAAATCTGGATCACACAAATATTTTTTAGCAACAGTTACAAATTCGTCAATATTTACATCTTTTTGCAAAGCTGGATCTTTTTTCATCTCATTTAATACTCCTAATGAATGAGCTAAACGAGCTAAAAAATTACAAGCATTGGTATCAGCATCAATTACTTTACCATCTCTTTCCCAATCTTGGAAAGGATATTGACCATGTCTTACATAAGCAATTCTACCTTCATAATGACCTTTTGAAGGATCATTTTTGTCAATAGCAATACCTATAAAACCATTACCTTCAGGTCGACCTTCTAATAGAAATGTTAATTGTAATTTGTTTGGATCAAAAGGTGTTACTCCAGATTGAATATCTACTATTCTACACAAATGTGTTCCAGGAGTTAACACTTTACTTACATCACTACTAACATTAAATTCATTTACATTAAATCCCATATAATTATTTATTTATTTGTTTATTCTATAAAAATTTTATCCCAATATGTTACCAATCTTTCATTCTCTGTACCCACATCTATTAATTCAGATATTAAAATATCTTTATTTCTTAAATGAGCACTTCTAGAACCACAAGCTACTTCATCACTTGTGATAAATGAGATATAGTTCTTTGTTCCTTTACCTCTATATAAATATCCAATAGAATCACTATCAGAAGCTGCAATACGAGCTACTTTACCTGTTAAATCTAAATCTAAAGAACTAAATTCAGCACCAGCTTTATTTATCATTTTGTCCTTAACATGCCCAGAGAAAATAACATTATCAGCTAATGTTTTAATATAACCTAATACTTTTTCAAAAGCAGTCCATAAAAAAGGATATCCTGCCCCATTAGGTAAGGATAATATACTTCCATATTCTAATTTACCTTTAGTAAACCAATTTTTACCAGGTAGTGTTTTTGAATATAACAATTCAGCATAAGGGACACACAGTTCTTCAAGCTTGGTTACAGTATCTATAATAAGATATTTATAAGGTTTTCCTGCTTCTTCTATCGCTTTACCAATATCTCTAATATCTTCTACTGAGTTAGCTTTTAAAATTCTTCCTGATACATAATCAGAGCCATTTTCTAAATCAATAAGAAGACTATTGGGTAATTGTACTAAAGCAGATGTCTTACCACATTTTGGTTTACTAAAAAGTATAAGATTTCTGGGATTTTTAATTTTTGCAGGAGCAACCTCCATTGGTAATATTATTTTCTTTTCTTCCATTCTCTTTAATTAAATCATTTAACCATTGTTGTCTCGTCTTTGGGACATTGTGTAAAATACAATAAAAATCTCTTATTGTCATAGAACTAAAAGGACTATCTTCCATAGTCTGTAATTCTAATGTTTTAAGTAAATTATTATCTATTTTTTCTTTATCATCTATGTGTGTTATAGATTTCTCTAAACATAGTGTTAATTGTTCATACTCTACTCCTATGACTTTATAGGGTATTTTTTTTGATGATATACGATTAAACGTATCATATTCAGAAGTGGGTTTGTATTCTAATTTGTATAAACGTCTACAATTGTTTTTTACATTTGGTATGTATTTTCCATTTATATCAGTTGTAACTAATTCAATATACAATGTTTCCCCTTCTTTTGGCATTTCACTTTCAAAGAAAGTTATACCTTGTTTTTCTCCATCCCATTCTTTTGGTTTGAAGATTAATCTAGTTGTAAATTTAGACCTGTCTATATTATTTTCTACAAAATAATTGTCCCAAAATTCTATAAAATCTTGTACGTAATCATGTGCTACACTCATTTCTTTTCTTTTTTAGGTGGTGGATCTACTTCTAAAAAATTCATCTTTGCATAATCAGCTTTATACCAATGTATCCCTAATTCTCCAAATCTGTTTTTTAATATGTGTGCTGCTATTAAATATTTATCAGATAGTTCTAAAACATATGATTCTGGACCATAATATTTTAATTGATATTTCGCAGGTCTATTGTATGCTATAACAACATCAGCACCTTGCATAAAAGCATCTGATTGATAAATATCAGCATCACATGGAAAATTGGATAATTTACCTGGTATTTGTCTTTCAGCACTATCAATATCTCTATTTAATTGTGATAAAATAAACCAAGTAATAGGTAAAGCCTTTTTAGTTTCAATAGTCATTGCTGCTAAATTTTCCATAGTCTGCTGTTTACTGGTTTCTGAAGCATCCTTTTTAACAAGCATAGTATGGTCTAATGTAACAACAAATGGTTTTTTAACAAATTGATAAAAAGCATATAATGTAGCTTTCATTTCTCTAACAGTCATTGGAACATCTATTATATATTCTTTTCTATTAGCTTGTTTTGAAACATAATTTTTTACTTTTGATAAATCTTCAGAAGTTAAATCTATCATATTTTTATCTTTAGCAGACAAAAGGTATCTTAAATTCATATTATTTGCAGAAGCTATTTCTCTAGTAGCTAGATTTTTTCCTGACATTTCAAATTGGAAATGTAAAATATAGAAATCTTGATTTTTGTTTAATTCTTGTATTTGTCTTGTTAAAGATGCAATTAGTAGTGATTTTCCTACCCCAGGTCTTGAAGCAAGAATATAAGAGTTGCCCCATTCTATACCATTCAGTCCAATAGAATTGAATTGTTGCCAATGAGTTTTTAAAGATTTTATATCACCAGATGCCCTTCTTTCAATATAATTCATACTCTCAATAAGAGCATCACTATATTTTCTCCAAGGCATTGGTTTTGCATTATCTGGTATCATTATGACAATATTAATGATAAGTAATAATTACCATTTAATAGGCAATTGATTATTTTTAACTAATAGTTTATCTATTTCATTAAAAATATTTTTATAATCCCAATCTATACTAAAATCAAATGTATTAGGTATATCATCTAAATAGAATTTAGGATTAGAATCGTCAACTAAATAAGCATATTCTTTTGCTTTTTTACCTACAAATACAAAAATATACTTTTTCTCATTTGATAGTTTATCTAACAAATAAATAATAAAAGGTTTCCAAATCTGGTAGTGTAACAGACTTCCTTCTTTAATTATATCTGTTGTTAAACAACTATGTAATAATAATACTTCTCCTTCTGCAAAATCAGACATGTCTCTTTTTAAGCTTCTTCCAACAGCATTTTCAAAATACTTAAATTCAGAAGTTTTTTTTACTGTATTAGGACAAGCTATAGGAGTACCGTTGGACCATCCTACTTTTTTATAAGGAGAATCAAATAAAAATACTACTTTTAATTTATTATAATCACATATTACAAATGGCGTAAATAAGTCTTTAATACCAGGAGTAAATCTTCTTTCTTGTTTAGTAAATTCAAATAATTCTGTAATTATCTTTTTAAAATCATTACTCATAAGAAACCACCTCAAGGTATTATACCAAGAGGTAGTTCTTACTTTATCTTGTAATTTTTCAATTATTTCTTCTAAATCCATAATTTAATTATAATATCCTAACCAATCTCTAATTAACAATTCTCTTTGTTCATAAAATATGAAATGTGGATATTTTTTTTTAGCTTTTGCCATTAAAATTCTGAAATCTCTATCACAAGCTGTTAAATCATGATGTTTATATCCCTTTAAAAATAATAATATGGCATTTTTTTCATATTCTTTTTGATTTTGATAGTGATCTAAATAAAATTCACAACAATCCATTATATCCAATAAAATAAAGAATGGAACGTCTTCTAATAATATTGTTTTAAATGATGAAAATAAAGATTGTGATTTCATTATTACTTCTGTACTTGTTACTTTTTTAATATAATATGGTTTATCTTCTAAATCCCTCTCTAATCTTAATTCTTTCTCTTCCACAGAATTGACCATATTTACAATTTGTTCTATAATTTCTTTATTAAGTTTTTCAATTTTTTCATCAATAATTAATTTTTTTTTCATATCTTTGTATATTAAAAATTTTAAACATGATTGATAGTTTTATTAAAATGAAAATAGTAAATGGAGTATTAACTCCATCTACTAAATTTGACCAACGTAAATATGATTTGTTTATAAAGGCTATTCCTCCTAAAGAAGATTTAGAAGTTTACATTACGTACACAGAAGGTAAATTGGGAACTTTAGCACAATTAGCTAAAGTACATGCTATGATACGTGAAATATCAGATTTTACTAAACAAGATTTCTTTTTAGTTAAAAATTCTATAAAAGAAGCATGTGGATTATATAACATATCTTCTACTACTCCTTATACTAAAACATTAAAATCTTTTGGAGATTGCTCTATAGAAGAATTAGGAACAGCAATAGCAAAATGTGAAGAAATATTAGGAATTATATATGCTACTAATTAGCTAATTCTTCTGCATCTATCTCTTTAATTTGCCCTTGTTCTTCTGCTAATTTTTCATAAGTAGCACAAAATATAAACATAGTTTCTAAAGCTTTTTCATAATCTGATAAAGGCTTTTTATCTTTTATATTTTGATAACATACTTTAAGTTCTTCTTCTGATTTAAAAGCAATTAATTCATTAACTACTTTTTGGATATTACTATAAAATCCAGCAGCTATAGGAATATTTACTACTCCTTCTATTACTTTTATTTTATTCATAAATAAATTATTTTTTCAGGATTATAATCTTGTAAGGCTTTTTTTACCCATGTTTCATCAACAGTATCTTTATACATTAATATATGTACTACTGCTAATTCATTAACAGGTAATCTTAAAAGCCTTCCAATTTTTTGTTTGGTTACATACTCACTAGCAAAAGTATGTAGAATAATAGATGCCTTTAATTTAGGAATATTAATACCTTCTTTTAATTGCTCTACAGAAGCTAAAGTTAATATTTCACCTTTTTTAAATTTATCTAAATTTTCCTCATTGTTTTTGTTTTTAGAATGATAAACGTAATCACATAGTCTATCTGCTTGTTTTGTTGTATTACAAAATAATAAACATTTATTGTTAATAGTAGTAAGTAATTGCTTTGCTTTTAATTCTTTAGATTTAAATTCTTGCATTACTTTCATTCTTAACAATCTATATTGTTTATTATAAGGATCTTCATCAATTTTCTTTGACCAATAATTATATATGTTCTGTTCACTTGTCATAAATGTTTTGCCAGATTTAGTTTTCATCTGGATGTTATTTTTATTATCTAATGCAACAGAATGTACATAAATTTTATAATCATTTAAAATTTTATCATTAACAGCCTCATCTGTAATATATTCATATACAATAGGAGCATAAGCTTTTAACATTAAAGCTTTTTCTGATTTAGGATGTCTTGGTGGAGAACCTGTCAATCCTAATATTTTACCTTTGTAATGAGTTAAATAAGTACCATGACTAAATTTAAGATTATGTATTTCATCAAAATATATAACATCATAATCAAAAGTAGATTTAATAAATGATCGGTATGTTACAAATTCAAAATAATCTATTAAATATTTTTTATTATGTTTTATAGCTTCATTTAACCATGTATCTTTAACACTTAATTTAGGAATAACAACAAGAAATTTAGCATCTGGTTTTTTAGCCAATTCTTTTTCCATATCTGTTAACCCTAATAATGTTTTACCAACACCAACTGAGATAGCAGCTGTTCTTCTATTATATTTAGAAATTTCTAAAAAACTTTCTTCTAATATTTCTTGTCTTGTTTTCATATCTTACTATTCACTAATTTATACAAATCTTCTAATGTTTTTAATTCATCCCATTCCCAATCTTCAATAATAATAACAAAATGATATTCTAATTTATCTAAAATCATATCTTTTTCTGCATCTGTTATTTCTAAATCTTGTTTTATTCTAGCCTCTGGAACAAAATAATTTTCATCAAGTCTATATAACTTCCTCTTGTAGAATTTTATTTATTTCTACAATAACATCTTCTGCTATATCCATATTAATCCTTTTTAATGTGATTTTACCTTTTTATAATTATCAGGTTTTTCTTTATTTATAGAGGTAGTTTCATTTTGTAATTTATCTCCTCTGGTTGATTCTCTTTCTTTATTAACCCAATAGATATTTAATAATATTCTGTTGGTAAATTGTATAAATTTAGAAGGTCTCTTCTCACTCCATAGCAATAATCCCTTTCCATTAATTGCATCTTTTTTTGTACTACATCCGATGCAATAATATCCTTTAAATTTCTTCATTGTCGTCAACTGTTAATCTATCTTCAGACAAACCTAAATCTTTAGCAATTTCTGGATTAGTTTCAATAAATTCATGGCAAGCAAGACAACATGGTAGCCATGTTTTTACATCTAATAAATATTTTCCTCTACCTCTTTTATGATGGATTGTAAGTTCAATACCTTGAACTTTTCTTCCCATGCACACACCTGGTATTTTAGCTTTACAAAATCTATTTTCGGGTTTTGATAAATATTTGAATCTTAGTTTCTTATATTCATTCATAGTTCTAATTCATCAATATTTATAAAATCCTCGTCCATAATTTTTTCATCAGGATCTAAAGATAGTAAATCTTTAATTTCTTCATCTTCAAAATCAGTATAAACATCTTCATCTACATCAAATTCTCCATATTTTAATACACTAGCAGCAAAAGGATCATCATAATCTAATCCTTGATTATCTGCTATAAGTGCTTGTATATCATTATCAGATAATGTAAGATAAGTTTCTATACTAATTTCAACACATATCCCAGTAGGTAATTGATAACGCATAACATAAAATTTTATTCAAATATAATGAATATAATAATATGATATACATTATCAATTTATTTTACTGAAATGAATAGCTAATTTCCTGTACTCCCCCAACCAGGTGTATTTGTACTGTCAACGTACAATGCTTTTTTTGCCATAATTTTAAGTTTTGATTAACTTAAAACTAAATGATTACATTTTTAAAATGGACTATTATCTTCATTATTATCAACAGGTGATATTTCTTCTTGTTCTAATGAGTTTTCTCATTGAGATATGGATTGTTTTAATAATATCAATGCTTCTGCTGCTTTTTCAATACAATAATCTTCTTGTACTTTGTCAAAAGGCATACTATCATCAATATCTGGATGAATTTCTATAAATTCAGATAAAGTTTCTAATTTAATAATATCCTTTCTTGAATTAAATCCTCTCATATTCATTTGAGTTTTTAATTCTTTAATAAGACTATGTTCAATGGCTTCTTGATCTACTAATATTTTAATACCACCTGTTTTTTTATCCAGAACTTGTATTGCTATTAGTTCGTGCAGGTATAAACAATCAGAAAATCCTTTGTAATAAGTACTTGCAAACAATAATCCAGATGTAATGAAAGTATACTTATATTTTTTTCTCCGATAATTATCATATCTATAATTACCATGTAGAAAAAAACATTCCATACCCATACTACAATGATCTAAAGTTTTGTAAGTTCTAGGTATTACTTGGTCTGCCTTTTTCTCAATAATAAAGTCATGAATATTAGCATTTAATACAGATGCTCTATTATCAAACCATTGATCATACTCGTCTTGATAAATCCATTTATAATTTTCAGTTTCTTTAATTTTTACAATCATAGTAAAACGCTTCAGTTAATTCTTTTACATGAAAAGGTACTTCACAGATATTTTCTTCAGCATAATAATTTATTAAGTAATTAACAACAATTTGTGTAATTCTTGAACCTATCATCATACCTACATAAGAAGTTTGTTTAAAAGTACAAGGTCCTTCTTCAACTTCACTATCATCAAATAGTGTAGCTTCATATTCTTCTTCTCTTCCTGGTACTACAGCAAATACCTCATATAAATTAGCTTTCATTCTTCCATCTATAAACAATCTTCTACTATTTTTAGATTTCCATGTTTCAAAAGCCTCCTTTCTAGTTTTCATGTTATCTAATCCTGTTATCATAATTGGATGATACATTTCAGAACTATAGGGAAGATTATAAATAGTACTTCTAAAAGGTATAAACTCTTGCAAAAGATCTCGTAGAGCGTTTACTTTAGGTTTACCTACATCACTTTTTCTAAAAAATTGACATCCTACATTATATTCTTCTACTGTATCAAAATCTACAATATGATACCTAGCAGGTATAGTTTTAGCTAAATTGTATAATGTATTTGAAGAAATCCCGCCTGCACCAATAATCATTATATTTTCATTTTTACTTTTTTGATACCAGGGAGCATCTTTAAATCTGTTATTGTAATTCATTTAATTTTGAAGTTAAAAGTTCGACATAAAGAGTATAATAATCTTCATACCCTATAAATTCATTTTCTAATTTTTTTAATTCTTCAATTGCACCTTGATACAATTTCTTTTTTTCATATTTCAAAAGGTCTCTACCAAATATTTCTAGTAATAGTTCGTCAAAATCTTCAGCCATGACATTTAATAAAGAATTAGGATCTATTGTACCCTGATCATGTTCAAAAAATAATGAGTATAATGCAGTTTTAGGATCTTGTAATTTACTAATATCAGGGTCATATGCTATGATTGCACTAAGAAATTGTGCAGGTGTAATTTCTTTTGTTAAATCTACTTTTGTTTCTTTTTCATTCCAATCAAAATAAGGATAAAGTGTAAATTGTTTTTGTAATCTGTTATAGTCATTTGCAAATTCTATCTTTTTTGGTTTTTTAAGTTCTGCAATCAAAGTATCTAACCAATCTCCTTCTTCTACAACAGGAGTAGGTGTTTCAACTATTAAATCACTAATGATTATAACATCTTCTTCTTTTTTATTTTGAAAAGTTAATGATTTACCATTAGGATCTTTAATAGTATATTCATTATTAAATTTAGCTTTAGAAGGAAATGCTATTTTACATACATATTTACCATCAAAATTTACTATCAATGATAAATAGAAATTATATCTATTAGCATTAGTAGTTAATTCTGTAGTGTCTGTACTACTAAAGAAACATGACATCCCAGCGTGGCTGTGAACTAGTCCCCTATGTGCCTCTAAAGCTTCTTCACATAAATCATATGCAGGTAATATTTTTTCATTATAATCAAATTCTGTGTATGTGTGAGAACCTATATCCATTGGATATATAAATAAAGCTGTAAATTCTAAATCTTTAAGTTTTTTAAAATCACCCTTTGTAATTTTGTAAAACAATGGACCAGACCATTCTACCGATCCTACTTTTTTATGTAATTTGTCAATAATATCTTGTACATTCTGTGGAATAATTAATTTTCCAATAGATGCGATATTAATTGTTCTTGGTGTTGTTTCCATAATATAAATTTTAATTTTTCTTCAATGTATTTTATTACATTGTTTATTGTTTGTGGATCTAATCCTGTTGTAAATACTGGAGTTGGATCAGTATTTTCTATTTTTAAATAAACATCTTTTCCTTTAAAAGTTAGTACACGTTTCCCACCCCATAATCTATTATAAGCATCATAAGTTAAATCTGAATTTATTTTACATTGTTGTCCATCAATTATTAGTTTTGGAACATCGTCAAATTCTTCTGATAGTTTTTTAATTTCATTTATTGTGTCTTGTTTTAAAACAAGATCTTTAGTAGAAGTATATTCATAACTAATAGATGTTAATTTATTAATTATTGTATTACCGTATTTTTCTATTTCCTTGTAATTATAGTTGTCATTTGATTGAGAAATTGGTGTATAAAAAGACAAATCATTTTTTACACGAGATATTTCTCTATAAGGCATTCCACTAATACTTTCCCAAGATAAGTAACTATCAAGAATATAAAATAAATAATCCATATTTAATATAAAATCTTTCTTTGAAGTTGGTTTATTAAATATTCTCTTCATTGGAGTATTATCAGATCCAAAACAAAAATAACGGCTACAAGCATCTCCAGCATATCCATTACAATGAGAAAATAAATAATCACTTCTACATTCTGAACTTGATAATGTTCCTCTATATAAAGCACATAAGCGAAACATACTATCAGAAACATGTATCTCAAGATAAACATCTTTCATTTCATGTTCTAAAGTATTTTCACTTGTTATTTTTATTACAGGAATATAAATTAGTAATTTGTTCTCACCTTTGATTAATTCTACATTATCATGACCATAATGTTTTTTTGCAATTAAAAATGCTATGTCTAATGTATCCATATTTTCAAAACAATACAATAAATATTTTTTATATTTATCATATGTTAATGGAAATAATTTAGGATAATTTTCTTCAGATTTTATAAAAGAATCAGAAGTAAGCTGTATTATATCATATTGTTTTTCTTTTGTTGATAAAGAACATGTTTCAAAAAATGTATATTTACCATGTTTGTATAATTTTTTATAAACATTGTCATGTTCATCTATATAATAATCATGTTTCTTTTTTGCCAATAAGTTTTGTAATTCTTTATCTGTTAATTTTTCAAACCATTTTAACATATTGCTAAAAATTAGTAAAGGAGAGTGACACTACACACTCTCCTTTAGCATTAATTACATTCTTTTTCTCATTGCTGAATATTCAGCATCAAGTTCTGCAATAGTAGTTGTATCTACTAAAATTTTAGTTGATACATATCCTTCTGGAATACGTTCTACTATCACTTCTTTAGTCATATTTCCTTCTACAATAAGTAAATATTTCTTACCAGCTTCAAGTTTAATAGTTTCAACTTCAGAAGCTTCATTTATTACCATTTCATAAGTTTCTAAAAACTTATTTAAAACTTCTGTAGAAGCTATTGTATAATTAAAAGGAATAACAACACCAGCTTTTTTTAAAGCTTTGATTTTAGCCTTTGCTTCTTTATGACTATAAGCACCTGATTTAGCTTTTTGAGGGAACACAAATAAAAGAGTATTTCCAGGAGGAAGTACTGATTCATCAAAAGGTAAAGAAGTTTTAGTATCCCTTACAACAACAGAAGTATTATTCCAATTAATATTTACTTCTTTCTTCAATTCACCTAATGTAGTTGCTGATGTTTCTACAGTTATTAATTTTGCTTGTTCATCAGTTTTGATTTTAATAGTTCTTTTTTCCATATCATTAAATATTTTTAAAAATTTATTTGTGCTACAGTCATAATAGCCAAATTGTACTCATTTATTGAGTATATTGTAATTGCATTTTATAAAGTCGTTTTTATTTTTAATTCTTTATCAACATATTTACTAACATAAGTAATTAGTTGATCAGGGAGTGTTTCAATATTAGTCATATCAACATAATAATCAAACATTTGTTTTGATGGTATATTTCCTTGTATAGTAATTTGAATCACTTGAAATCCTAATTTTTGAGAAGCTATAACCATATTTCTTGTATGTTCAATAGCCATTTGTCCACTATAGTATCAAATTTCATAGTATTTTATAGCATTATGAAACTTGTTTGTAAGGATAATATCCTTTCAGGGTTATCCTTACTGGACTTACTACAAAGCCCTTTATCTCATTAGTCGTAAGACAGTTTGGGATTGCCTTTCGCATTATGTTTCCACTACCATCCCAACCTGGTATTCACAGGATATCTTAATATTGAATTAATTAAAATATCTACTTCTAAATTTTCTGATTTGATATTACAACCTATTATTTTTTCTTGATTAGGTAAGACTGTCATATTTACAGTCTTACCTATTTTTATTAATTTTGTTACTATCATTAATTAATAAATTTAATATGTCCATTATTTCCTTTTAACTTATTCAAAACTTCTTCGGCTTCCTTTGTTAATTTATTTAAAGTATCAATACTTATTGATGAAACTTTACCTGTTGGAAAGTATTTTATTAAAAGTTTATCATTTTCTTCTGGACTTAACCTTTCTATTTCATTTAAAATATTCATCATATGATCAAGTTTAGCTTGATCTTCCGCATTCATTTCTTTACTAATAATTTTTTTAGATATTTCATCATAAGCATTACCTAAAAATGATAACAATCCTTTTAAAATAATTGGATTACCTGTCATAGCACTTTCTATATTAAGATTAGTACCTTGCTCATTACATTCCATAATAATAACAATATACGGATGTCTTTTTTTTGATTTGTCAGAGATTATTTCTCTTATTTCATTTGATATATATTTCATGTTCTTATTTTTTCATATAAATTTTTATACTCTTCTACCTCTAGTAATAATGGTAGTATTTTATCCAATTTATTAAAAATACTATGCATTAAAGTAAACCATTCTTGATTTTTTATATAAATAATATCTTTATCAGATAAAACTCGTCTATCAAGAGTTCCTTCTTTTGTTATAGATAATAATTCCTTTTCTTCAATACTTTTATTATAATATGATATTTTAGATTTTATCAATTCATATAATAATAAAAGTTCTTCATTTGTTAAACCATGATATTTTTTATTACTCATAATGTTGGTTTTAATTCATAAAAATTAGTAGGTAATAGTCTTCTCTTAATAAATTCTTCAATAATATCTTTTGGTCCTATGTTTAATTTATTAAGCGTAACTGATTTTGGAATATGTAAAAACCAATCACTATCTTTTATTCCTGTAGGACGATGTGGAAAAATAGCATTCATTAATTTTGTTTCAGCTTGATAGTATTTTTTAGCCTTCATAATATGTAAATATCTTTTGGCTTTTTCATGATCTTTTACAATTTTAGTTATTTGTGCAGAAGTCATTGTAGCTCTTTCTTCATTGCTATAATTATCAAGACCATACATCAATCTTCTATACATTTCTCTTTGAATAGCATTTAGATGAACTTTTTCACAAGTATTATTTACTCTTTTTTTTCTAATAGTTTGTTGTACTGTTTGAATAGGATCATACTTGTAAAACTTATTAAATTTACTAGTTCTTACTATAATACCATTCTCGTTACAACTTATTACTTTATCATTTTTACTCATAATGTTTATTTTTTATTAAGTTATATTCTTTTACTATGTTTTTTATCTTATTTATATAATTAGGGTCTTCGGCATAAACATTACCCAAATAAGACAAATACTCTTCATAAGATTTATTGTTAAGATATAAACACTGATAAATAACATAATCTAATACACTATCCCTCCATGTTTTAAAATAGGCAAATCCATATCTACTACCAATAGATGTAGTAGGTCTATTATCTGTAGTTTTCATACCAAACAAATTATTGTTTAGTTTAAATAATGGAGAATTAAAATTATCAGATTCTAATCTTGCTTGTGCATACACTATGTCAGAATATTTTACATTTAACATTTCTAAATAATGAACCAGTTCAATTTCAGAAAATGTTGTATCTTGTTCATAATTTGTATTTATAATAACAGTTTTTATAGGATTATTATAAGACGCAAGTTTTACAGGATTAAACACAAGCAAAATACATAAATCAGTTATTCCTATTATTAGGAGTAAAATACTGATTATTAAGTTAAATTTAATTATTTTATTCTTCATATATGATATTTAACCCTAAACTTTTTGCTATTTCTACTTCAATACAAGCATTATATGACACATGATATCCTTTTAATACATATATATCAGTACAGGTAACTAAATGTTCAATACATCTACTCATAAATTGTAGTGGTGTAAATGTTTGATTTTCTTCATCTGTAAAAAGTTTAGTAGGGTTAATTACTTGATGGGAAGAAAATTTATTTTCTGCTGTTTGAAATTTATTTCTAACATACTCCCACCCTTTATCTAAATCTTTTGATATACTACCACAAATATAAACTTTACCAATACTATGATGATAACCATGTGCTATAAGATAAGCTTCTAATTCTTTATATCTTTTATTAAATGATTTATCAAAATCTTTTAAATTATTTACTTGTTTGATTGAATGCATTACTGTAACACGATTCTTATTACCTATTAAAATACCAATGTTAGCATAAGATAGTTTTGTGTATTTTCTAACAAAATAATGAGATAACTGCCTTATTTCTACTATCTGTCTTTTTCTTACTTTGTCTTTTATTTCACAATCTAATTTGTAATTATTAATATAATAGTTTTTTATTGCTTCATATATCAATATTGCTTTTCTTTTTTCACTTGATGTAAATTCTGTTTTACCTGTTAATCTTGACGCATTACTAACATTAGCACTGAATGCCATAGGTAATAACATTAATGTTGATTCCATTCTTTTATTTTTTTAGTTAATATTAATTTTTCTTCTTCTGTTAAAGGAATAATAGGATATTGTCTTTTTGTTTTAGGATTTGTATTTTTTTTAAACCCAGTTGCTAATTGTTTTTTCCATTTAATTACGAATTTATTTGGCATAATTATTTTGTATTTAATGTATGATATATAATTTTTTTATTTTTATATTGGTAATATATTCCATATAATTGAATATAGACCATTCTAAGTAGTTTAAATATTTTTCAATATCTATAGTCTTTCTTACAAATATCTCTGTTAAAATATGCTTTAAATGGATTATTTCATGTCTCACTAACAACACTTTAGCAAAACCTTTTTCTTCATATTCTTGAGGAATATCTGTTAAATAATTATTTTCCATCATAATGTTAAAAAAAAAAAAGGAATACTTTATATATTCCTCAGTTGTTAATTATAGTTCTTCATTCTGAGAAATAGAGTGTACCTTCCATATAACCTTTATAGACAATAATAGCCAAGTTTTCAGGAATCATTTTTATAGCAAAAACCACACCTTGTGGTTTGTAAATTTTAACCATTTCTACTTTTGCAGTTCCTTTTGTGTTATCATAGATATTTATATATCTCCAATTAAAGTAAAATATGTCTGCTGCATATGTTTCATATGTTTCTCTTTGTTCTTGACTTTCAGCCGAGTATATAGCTCCATAGATCTGAGCGTTTGATTCTGGAAATACATTAGCCATATAAATTAAACCATCGTCATCACTTGTGTAAAATACAATGTAAGCATTATTCGCTAATAAAATAGGGGTTATATCTTCACCATTTAATGTAGCATCTGTTATTATGAACTTTGCTAAAGTTTTTTGTCTCTGTCCAAATGATACATTAAAAAATATTAGAGAGAAGAATGTAATGAGAATTAACAATTTAAATTTCATATATTTTGATTTTATATTCCTACTCATTTGGCTTTTCAGAATTCGTCCCGTTTTTTAAAGTGGTAGCTGGACTCCACTCTTATTATTTTTTATTTATGCTTCCGCATTTAAGCGGTAGTTCTATTTTATTTTTCACAAACCACTATGTATTCTTTTGTCATTGTTCCTTTTCTTTGTCCCACTTTGTTTGAAGGTGAGTTCTGTAATGGCATAGCCTTATTTCCTAATAATCTTTCATAAGTTATTATGTGTCTTAATCCATAATTTTCAAATCTTTCAGCAATAAACTGGTCAGTTGGAAGTTGAATATCTTTTACAGTTCTATTACCTACAATATAAATGATTTTACCTCTTTTCTTAATGCTATTTGCTACGTCTTTAATCGATTTATCAAGGTCAAAATAGAATGACGATACCTCTAAAGCTCTTCGTATTGATTTTTTTGAAATTTCATTAATAAAATCAGTAATTATACTGTTAGGATAAATCTCTTTTACGATGCTACCACCCATCAACATTTTGTCAATTTGTCTTGCATATTTTATTCCAAACCATTGATTACTGAACATTGAAAATTGACCATAAGCAACAGTTGTAAAACTATCACCATAAGGTGGACTTGTTAAAACAATATCAAACTCGTTTTCTTTTTTAGGAAATTTACTATAACTAATATCAATTTTAACATCATTTAATTTTGGTAAATAGTATTTCTCATAAATATCAATTACTTTGTTAAGTTTGTCAAAATAAACTCTAAAAACATCTGGATTAAATTGTAGTATTTCTTCTGGCTTTATTCGGTATAATTTAAATTCGTGATTTCTTGTATAGGAACATTCTCTAATTGTTTCTGATAGAGGAACTAAAAATAATCTTCTAATGTCAATTTGGATTTTATCAATGAAATGTTTTAAAACAGATAACTTTTGCAAAACAACTTTTGAAAACCAAAAATCAATATTGTAATGTTGAGGGATTTCAATTTTTTTAAGGTTATCCTCAATCTTTATAAATTCATAAACTCTGTTTCTCAGTTGCTGTCTAATTTCTTTAGCTTTTTCTATGTCAACTTTGGTAAATTTAGCTCTTGAAATTAAAACAGCGAGTGGGTTAATATCAAAACCATACATTTCTGTTAACCCTCTATCAAGCCCAACAGTAAAAGAAGAACCAGAACCACAATAAGGATCAAGTAGTTTACCTCTTTTTATTTCAAATTCTTTAAATAATTCAATCCCAATTTGAGGTATCATTGTTGCAGGATACTTATGTATATTGGGATAACTCGTTGAGTATGATTGTCCAATAAAATCATACTTTTCATTTCTTATTACTTTGTATTTCATAAGTCAATTATGCTTTGAAAAAGTAAAGGTAATTTATCTTCATAAGTCCTAAATCCTGTTCCGTGATTGCGTGCCATTGTTCCTTTGTCGTGAAGTCTTAAATCAACAAGTATATTTTCTTCTCTAAATTGATTCGCCATTACTTATACACAATGTTGTGCCCAGTGCTTATTTACATCACTACTTTTCGTTGACTTGAAAAATCAGAATTTTCATCAGTAATTATTGTTTCTCCCTTCTTAATTTGTTTTCCATTTTTCTTTTCTTTTTTCTTCCCTCGCTTTTTTTACTCGTTCTTCAATAATCTTGCATCTTTTAAATTATCATAATATGTCAAATTTCCCTTTGGATATTCTGGTAACGGTTTAACTTTTAATTTTTTTAATAATTCTTTATGTTCTGTTTTGTTTTTACCTAAAATATATATGTATTTATTTTTTTTATGCCTTTCTCCCAATTTTAATCTTTCACCTAATATATTTTTTAATTCTTTTAAACTAGAAGTACCAAATTTATCATATAAATCTCTTCTATGTCGTTTTATTCCATCAATAAAAATTTCTCTTTCTGCACTAGATTTTCCTATGTATAACCAATTACTTGCTTGATATATGTATCCTACGTGTCCTACGCTTGTATCTGCATAAGATACTAGTATTTTAATTTCAGGATGGTTTTGTTTTAACCATTTTATACTTTTGCTAATACAGTAACTTTCAATATTCTTTGGACACCAATCAAAACTAAATAATCTTAACAACTCCAAACATTCTTGTTCATTTCCTCCTTCCCATAATGATTTTGCTAAATTAAAATTACTAGGTTGACCATATACTATCATCGTACATAATTGATTATTATAATAAAAACCTAATGCATATGTAGATTTAGGACATGATTTTGTATAATGATATTTTTGCATAAATTGTTTTGCTTCATTGTTTGGAATAAGTTTTATTTCTATTTTACTAAAATCAAACATATTTCCTCCAATTTTATATTAATATTTTAAATCAAATCGCAGTTTTATTCAAATATTATGCAATTAAACTATATTTGTCCTGCAAATTATTGTCTAAAATATGCTTATTTATCCTATTTTTTGCAAGTTCATAATATTCTTTATTCAGTTCAAAACCTATGTAATTACGATTTGTATTTATA